GATAGGAGAAAACACCAATCCACAGAGTCTATATAGATATTATATAAAATTTTAAAAAATAAAAAAATATATAATGGACTATATGTTCATTATACGAGGAGAAATAAATGGATTACGATATAACATTTTGTTCTAAAAAAGATTGTAAAAACTTAAAATGTAAAAGAAATCAAAAAAGTTTACCAGATTTAGAAAAAAATTATCTTTTCTGGATAAGTGATTTTAAAGAATGTGAAAATTGGGAGGATAAAAAATGTTAGTACCAAAAGTAGATATGAAAGAATTTGAAAAAATAGGATTTAAAAAATGCAAGAAACCTTATGATGGATGTTATTACTTATGTTTTTCAAGAGGTGTACAATATATATTTTTAAGTCCAGTAATGATTGATATTGTAAAATGGGAAGATAATGACCCTAGAATACATAAAAGAGCTAATTGTAGATATAGAGATGAGAGAACAGCATTAGAATTTATAGTTGAGATGGCAAAAAACAATATGATTACTTGTGATTATTTAGATAAAAATTGGAGAAGAAATTATGATAATAGAAACTAATTTGATAGATATAAGTAAGATGACATTACAAAATTATAATAAATATAATAAAAGAATAATCTATGAGATTTATAGAGTATCTTGTATTCCAAGAAAAAAATTAAAATCTAATGGAGTGCCAATAAGTTCAGAAGAAAGAAAACAACACTTAAAAGAATATCAACACAATTACTATTTAAATGTTACAAAAATAAAAAGAAAATTAGCAAGGGAGTATAAGAAATGACAGAAGATAAAAAGATAGAACAGCTTATAGCAATGGGAGTAAAGTCAATAAATATAAGCAAAGAAAAGTATGATGGTTTAAAAGAAGAAACAAAAAATCTTATAAAACTTAACGATATTATTTTAAATTTTGAGGAGGAAAAATAAATGAGCAATGAAGAATTTATAAAAAAAGCAAAACAATTAGTAAGAGAATATGCAATAGAGCATTTAGACAAAACAGATGAGATACCAAATTTTAATGTGTATATAGTATGGAGTTGTAAGACATTACAAAACAGCAAAGCATTATTAAGTACAGATTTAAAAGATGGAATGTATTATGAATTGACTTACAATGGAGATAAAAAAGAAATATATTTTGATGCTTATAAAAAATTCGAAAATAAATGTATAAAAGCAGAATAGTTAAGTAGATGACTAAAAAGAAAGAAGAGGATACATAGAAATAGCAGGAGGTAACAATGAACAAGATAATTATAAATGGCAAAGAAATAAAATGCGATGGAAATAACATACAAGTAATTAATAATAAAGTATATGTTGATGGAAAGATAATATCAGAAGAGGCAAAAAAGAAAAGCAATATATATGTATATGGAGATGTTGAAAATATAGAATGTGAAGGATCAGTTGAATGTGACAATGTTAAAGGTAATATAAAAGCAGGAGGCTCAATAAATTGTGATAATGTTGGCGGAGATATTAGTTGTGGAGGTAGTGTAAATTGTGATGAAATAAGAGGTAATGTAAATGCAGGTGGAAGTATTAATAGATAAATTAAACATAAGGAGGTAAAAATGAATATATGGGTAACTTCTGATTTACATTTTGGACATAAAAATATAATAAAGTATGAAAATAGACCATTCAAAGATATAGAAGAAATGGATAAAGCGATTATAGAATTATGGAATAAAACTGTAAAGAAAGATGATAAAGTATATATTTTAGGAGACTTTAGTTGGTATAAAGGTAAAAAAACAAATGAAATATTATATAAGTTAAATGGAAGCAAATCTTTGATAATAGGAAATCATGATAAAAACTTTTTACAAGATAAAAATTTTGATAAATATTTATTTAAAGAAATTTGTTATTACAAAGAGATTAAAGTTAATAAAAAAAAGATAGTAATGTTTCATTATCCAATTATTGATTGGAATGGAAAATTTGAAGGAAGTATTCATTTATACGGTCATGTTCATACAATTATAAGTACAGATACAGAATATATGGATAATATATCAAATGAATCTAAATGTATAAATGTAGGAATAGATGTTCACAAAAGACTTTTAAATGTGGAGGAATTATTATGAGTAGAGATGAATTTATTATGAAAAGATTAAAGGAACACTATGAGTATATAAAAGATAGATATGATGTTGCTTATTTAGGATTGCAAGGTAGCCAAAATTATGAATTAGATATCTATGATGATGATTATAAATCTGATATAGATACAAAAGCTATTGTTTTACCTAGCTTTGAAGATATTGTGCTTAATAAAGCACCAGTAAGTAAAACAATAGTGCTAGATAATAATGAGCATATTGATGTAAAAGATATAAGAGTAATGCTTGAAAATTTTAAAAAGCAAAATATAAATTTTATAGAAATATTATTTACTAAATTCAATATAGTAAAACTAGAATATAGTGAGCAGATACAAAAATTAATAAAAGCGAGAGAACAAATTGCTAGATTAAATATAAATCAAGCTTTAAGATGTATATCTGGAATGAGTAAAGAAAAGTTAAAAGCCTTAAAACATCCGTATCCTGTTACAGTAGATAAAATAGAAAAATTCGGATATGATCCAAAACAATTACATCATATTTTAAGAATGAATGATTTTATAAAAAAATATGGAATAGAAAAAAGAAGATATCAAGATTGCTTAATTCCAGACAATAAAGAATATTTAATTGAAATAAAAAAAGGAATTTTAAGTGAAGAAGAAGCAACAAAGTTAGCAGAAGAAACAGACCAAGAAACATATAAAATCAAAGAAAGCTTATTAACAAAACAAGATGAAATTAATCAGAATGCAATAGATGTTTTAAACGATGTAAAATACTTTATTTTAAAACAGAAATTTAGAAATGAATTATTAAAGGATAATTAAATAAGGAGGTACAAAAGATTGGAAATTAAAACCTTAATTAAATTATTAAAAAACTACAAAGAAAACAAAGCTACATTAAACATTAGATTAAAAGAATTAAAAAACAAAAGAATAGAATTAAAAAATCTAGTAGTAGATACTAGTATAAGTGAAATAAATTACGATACAGAAGGAATACATAGTAAAAATACAATATCAGACAAAACAGGAAACAGTATTATTAAAACAGATGATAAAAGAATAAAGCTAGAAGAAGATATAGCGAAACTAGAAGAGGAAATAAGAAAACTAAGAAAAGATGTGGAAACAGTAGATGACAGATTAGAGATATTAACATATAAGGAAAAACAATTATTAATTGCAAGATATATTGAAGAATGTAGTTATACAGATATAGGTAACAGAGTATATTATCAATTGTATAGTGAAACTAGAAGTGAAGATACAATACAAAGAATGATTAATAGAGCATTAAAAAAAGTGTCAAAAATATAGAAAAATGAAAATGCGGTTATTTTGCGGTTAAAATGCGGTTGTTTTGCACTTGTTTTTTAAAAAATAACAGTTTATAATTTATAATAGCAACAGAAAGTTGTAAGGCATCCTTTTATTATTATTCAAATATAATTACTACATAAAATTGTGACTATATATGTCACAATTTTTTTTATATTGCGGGATAGAGCAGCTGGCAGCTCGTTGGTCTCATAAGCCAAAGGTCACAAGTTCGAGTCTTGTTCCTGCAACCATAAGAGTAGACGTTTTAAATATCTACTCTTTTTTATGTACTAGACATTGTGATTTGTTGCAAGATCACCTCCTTTCTTAACAATAAGTGTTTTTAATAAAACAAGCTATTTCTAGTGTAGCTTGTTTTTATTTTATATGGCAAATTAATTCAGAAGGTCTGAAGCTTTCCTGCTAAGAAATGCGTACTTCAAAGTATATGGTTCGAATCCATAGTTTGCCGCCAAAAGGAGATATAGCATGAAAATAGTTATTTTATATTTATTAATAAAGGTAATGAACATATATGAAAGATAAAATTAATTGGAAAGAATGTATGAAACGTAAATGTGAACAATGCAAATATTATGATAAATGTTTTAAAGAGGAGAGAAAAAAAGATGAGCGTAAAAAAATGATAAAGAAGAAATAAAAGAACTAGCAGAGATTTTTAAATCAATAGCAGATACTTTAGACGAAGCAGTAAAAATTCAAGATAAGTTAGATAATAACGAATTAGATATGTCTGAAGAAGAGATAGACGAAAAAGTTGAAGAGATTTTAGGAAAGTTTGTTATAAAACTTTTAAAAGCACAAGAAAAATTAAAGGATATGTAAAGATGATTAAACAGAGAATAATAGAAAACGAAGTTTATACAATAAATATACTCAAAGAATTAACTAGCGACGACAAAATAGATTTGGAAAAAAGTATTAAAACATTACAAAAATACAAAGACAAAAGCATAATAAGTTCTTCTAAGTTTATTGTAATCAACACGCATAAGACAATGAGCGAAATAAATACAGAACTTATTAATGATAAAATAAGAAAATTATTTAAAGTTTATAAAATAAACGGAAAGGTAATGTATTGCATAGAAGATATAAATACAATCAAAGAAATAGAAAGTTCAGAACTTAATAACATAAATAAAAAAGAACTTATTAGTAAAATAATATTAATAGAAGAATCGGTTAAAGAATTAGAAGAATATTTAACAAAATTAAAAGAAAAAACAGGAGAAAATATAAATGAAAAACATAATATTATATCATAATAATTTATTAAAATTTGGTGGAGTAGATACATTTGTATATAACTTTACTAAAAAATTAAAAAAATATTACAATATAACATTTTTATATAGTATAGCTGATGAAGAAAATCTAAAAAGAATAAAAGAAAATGTAAAAAATGTAGAAAAATATGACTCTAATAAGAAATATATTTGTGATATTTGTGTTTGTGCATCTGCATGGGGAGAATATCCAGAAAGTGTAGTAGCCAAAAGTGGAAGATATATTCAAATGGTACATGCAGATTATGTAAGAGCTAAAGAAGTTAATTTTACTTATAATAAATGGCATAAAACTACAGAACATGTTGGAGTATCAGAGCATGTTTGTAAAATTTTTAAAAAATTATATCCAAAAGAAAAAATAACAAGAATATATAATATTTTAGATGAAATACAAGAAACAAAACCAATATTAAAATTAATTAGCGCAACAAGAGTCAGCAAAGAAAAAGGCTATGAAAGAATGCTTAAATTAGCACAAGAATTAAAAAAAAGCAGGAATAAAGTTCAGATGGACAATATTTACAGATCTAGAGTTATATAATAAAAAGCCCTTTAATTTAGAAGAAATTGTATACATGAAACCATCTCATAATTTTTTTGATTATATAGTAGAGGCTGATTATGGAGTTCAACTTTCAGATACAGAAGGATATAGCTACTTTATTAATGAGTGTTTAGAATATGGAACTCCAGTATTATGTACGAACTTTCCTAGTGCATATGAAAGTATTGAAGATGAAAAGAATGGATATATATTAGATATGCAATTAAGCAATTTAAATATTAATAAAATAGTTAATAACATTCCAAACAATTTTAACTACAAAGAAAAATGTACAGAGAAGGATTGGATAAATTTTTTAAATAAAAAGATAGAAAGGAAAAAGAAAGATATGTTTAAAGTAATAGCAAAACAAAACTATAATGATAAAATGCCAGAGCTAATTGAAGGAATTATAGATAAAGAAATACAATACAATGCGAATGGAAGTGCAGCAATTATCGAAGGAGATATTTATATTATAAATGATGCTGATAGAGCAAAACAAATAGAGGAATCTGGATTAGCAGTAGTAATGGAAGTAATAGAAAAGAAAGAAGAAACAAAAGAAGATAATGTTAAGAAAATAGAAGAAGTTAAAGAAGAAAAGAAAAAGACAAAAGTAAGAACTAGAAAGAAGATAGAAAAATAAGATGTTATTAAAGTTATGTGCAAGATGCCAAAAGGTAATACAAGCTCCTAATAGATATTGCAGCAATTGTCAAAAGATTGTAGATAAAGAAATAGAAATTAACAAACAAAGAAATATGAGTAGATATAACAAGAACAGAGATAATAAATATAAAACTTTTTACAACAGTAAAGATTGGAAGCTACTTAAGGAAGCATATAAGATTAAACATCCATATTGTGAGATGTGTCAAGAAGAGGCAAAGCAAGAAGGTAAATATACAATACAATTAACAGAAGAGATACATCACAAAGAACCTATACAAACACCAACAGGTTGGCTACGAAGACTAGAGTGGAGTAACTTAATAGCATTATGTCATAAACATCATAATATACAACACAATAGATTTAAGAAGAGGAAAAAGACGTGAAGATATTTAGTGCAATTGTAATTTCAAATGAATATAAAGATAGAATAGATATTCTGTACGAATGCGACAGCAAAAGAAACATACAATGTAGAGGACATAATAGTTGTAAAGAATGTCGCTATACACATGAATTAAAATATGCAAAAGATATATCTCAAAGAAAAACAAGAATAGAATTAGAAGAAGAAATAAAAAGAAAAGATGAAGAGATAGAAGAATACAAGAACACAATTAGAAGAATGATAAACAAAGAAAATATATTTAATTTTAAAACAATGAATGAAATAAGAAAAATATATAATTTAGAACCAATAGATTGAACAATATTAAAGTAAAAGAAAATAATAGAAGAGGCTAGGGGTACATAAAAAAGTTTTAAAGGTTTAAATCTAGAACGGTGCGTCCCTCCTCTTTGTACAAAAAAGTCCCTCAAATCAATTTAAAAGGACAAAAAACGAAAGGTGAGGTCTAATGCCACGTGGAAATCAAAAACAGCCTATAAACTTGATTTTGGCTAAAGGAAAGAAGCATTTAACAAAGGCAGAAATAGAAGAAAGACAAAAAACAGAAATAAAAACTGACTATATTAATGTTACTGCTCCAGAATATTTAACAGATGAGCAAAAAAAAGAGTTTTATAGAATTACAAAAATTTTATTAGATATAGGAATAATTACAGAGCTAGATGAAGATTGTCTAGCTCATTATTTAATTTCTAATTCAAATTATGTTAGTTATACTAAAAAATTAAATGAACTAAATGGGAAATTGGCACGAGCAAGAAAAACGGAAAAGAAAAAAGATTATATGTCACAAATTGATTTGTATTTAACTTATCAGGATAGAGCATTAAAGCAATGTAGAGCTTGCGCAAATGATTTAGGATTATCTATATCTTCAAGAGCTAGATTAGTAATGCCAGAGGCTAAAGAGCCTCCAAAAGAAAATAAATTTAATAAGTTTAAAATATTATGATAGATAGAGTTACAGAATATGCAAAAAAGACCATAGAAGAAAACAAAATGGGACAGTTGCATATTTTAGCTTGTAAAAGACATCTTGAAGATTTAAAAAGGCAAGGAACTAAAGATTTTCCATATATTTGGAATCCTGAAAACTCTGAAAGAATTATAGAATATGCAGAAACATTAACAATTGGAGAGGGATTTGAAAAAAAGCCAGTTAAACTTGTTGGTGGACAAATCTTTGATTTTGGATGCCCTTTTGGTTGGCTAAAATTAAATGGAAAAAGAAGATTTAGACGTTCTTATAAAAGTATGGCTAGACAGAATGGAAAATCTTTTGAAAATGGTATAAAAGGAACATATATAGCTGGGTTTAGTGGTTATCATTATGGAAAACTTTTTACAGTTGCTACAAAGAAAAGACAAGCTAGAATCGCCTGGGAAGAAATGAAAAAATTTATAGAAGCAGACAAAGATTTGCAAGAGCTTTTTGAAATTAAAGATTATAAATCTTTAATAATTGCTAATGATAGCAAATGCACAATTGAAGCTCTTTCTCGAGAAGGGGGATTAGATGAAGGATTTAGAGCAATATTTGCTTCTATAGATGAATATCATCAACATCCAGATGCTAAAACATATAAAGCTATTTATAATGGAACTAGAGCATTAGATGAAACATTAATAAGTATTATTACAACTAGAGGCGATAAACTAAATAGCGCATGTTATGAAATGGACAGATACTGTATAAATATTTTAAAAGGAATAGCAAAAGCAGAAGACTTTTTTGTTGATATATATGCATTAGATGAAAAAGACAATATATTTGATCCAAAAAATTTAATAAAAGCCAATCCATATCTTGCATCTACAAAACAAGGTTTAGAAAATTTAAAAACAGATATGCAAACTGCTAGAGATATGGGAAGTGAAGAGTTAAGGGACTTTATGACAAAGTCCCTTAATTTATGGGTACAAAACACAGAAGATATATTCATTAGCCCAGAAAAATGGAAAAAATGTGAATCTGATTTAGAATTAGAAGATTTAGAAGGTTCAAAATGTTATGCTGGATTAGATTTATCTTCTGGTGGAGATTTAACAACTATTGCTATAGAAATTCCACTAAAAGATAATGAGTTTTTTATAGCTACACATTCTTTTATGCCAAGAGGAAGAATGGAAGAGCATATTACAACAGATATAGCTCCATATGATTTATGGGAAAGACAAGGACTTATTACTGTAACAGGCGGACAAACAACATTCAAAAATGATTATAAGTTTATTATTAAATATTTAAAAGACATAATAGAAAAATATGATTTAGAATTGCAAGGAATTGGATATGACCCACATAATGCAGATGTTTTTTTATCAGATTTGGAGGAATTTGGTGTGCCATTGTTAGAAATAAAACAATCAGCTAGATTTTTGCACGATGGAACAGAAGATATGCAACTTAATGTAGAATCTAGAAAGATTAAATACAACAAACGTGAAGAACTACTTAGCTATAGTGTTTCTAATGCTAAAATTGTAAAAAATAGTTTTGGAGAGAAAAAAATTGACAAAGAAAAAAATGCAAAAAATAAAAGAATAGACCCTTGCGATGCAATGATAGATGCTCATATTACACAAATGAAGTTAAAAGAAGAAGAAAAAATAGATTACAACAAAGAAATGGAAGAGTATTTAAACAACATGGGATGGAATTAGGAGGCAAGTAAGTGAAAACAAAGTTAAAAGTTAGAATTAAAAATGCAATAAATGTATTAAGAGATAAACAAACGCAAGATAATGCAATGCGAGAGTTACTTAATTTTTTAGGGATAGATGGAAAAAACGAAAAAGCTTTATCTGAAGTAACTTATTTTACTTGTTTGAAATTACTTTGTGAATCCGTTGGTAAAGTACCATTAAAAATATTTCAATATAATTCCGACGGTGGAGTGGTAACAGCAAGAGGACATCCTTTGTATTTTACAATTCACGATAGACCAAATCCATATATGACTGCAACAACTTTTTGGGGAACAATGGAAAATAATAGAAATCAGTTTGGAGATGCTTATGCATGGATAAAAGGTGCAAGTAAAAAAATGACATTATGGATTCTTCCTTCTGATGAGGTAGAAATTTGGTATGATGATCAAAAAGTTTTATCTGATATACCTGATATTTACTACATATATTCGCATGGAGGAAAGTTATATAAGTTTTCCTCTGAAGAGATAATACATGTAAAAAGTTCTATGAGCTTTGATGGAATAAAAGGAATAGCAGTAAAAGATCAACTTAAATTAACAATAGACGGAAATGTAAAAGCACAGAAGATGTTAAATCAAATGTATAAAAGTGGATTTACAGCTAAAGCTGTAGTTCAATATACATCAGATTTATCAGATAATAATTTGAAAAATTTTAAAGAAATGATAGAGGATTTTGCTGGTAGTGATTTAGATGATAAAGAAGTAAAAAATATTATTCCAATTCCTGTGGGAACAACATTAACTCCTCTAAATGTTAAACTTGCAGACAGTCAATTTGTTGAAGTAAAAAAATATAGTGCTTTACAAATTGCATCTGCATTTGGTATTAAACCAAACCAGATTGGAGATTATGAAAAATCTAGCTATGCAAGTTCTGAATCACAACAATTAAGCTTTTATAAAGATACATTGCTTTATATTCTAAAGCAATATGAAGAGGAACTAAATTACAAACTTCTTTCAAGAGAAGAAATAGATAAAGGATTTTATTTTAAATTTAATATTGCTGTTTTGTTAAGAGCAGACCAAAAGACACAGATTGAAACATTAAGTCAAGCTGTGTCTAATTTTATATATACACCTAACGAGGCGAGAGCTTATTTGGATAAACCTGCAATGGCAGGAGGAAATAGACTTCTTGGAAATGGTGCAAGCATTCCTGTTGAATTAGCAGGAACTCAATATACAAATAATTCAGAAGGAAAGGAGGAGGAAAAGAAATGGATAGAGAAGAGTATGGAGAAAGTACTGAAAAAATTCTTGACGAAGGAATAATATGCAAATCTGCAGAAGTAGAAAATCAAGATGTAACAGAGGAAGAAATTAAAAAAATAAACAAATTTACTCTTGCTCCTCTAAAAGCAGAAGAAGTATTTACATTTAAATTAATATTAGGAGATAACGGTTTAGATGATAGAAATTATGAACCATTTAACTTAAACGCCCTAAAAGATTTAAAGAAACTTTATATTGGGAAAACAATGATAAAAGACCACAAAAGAACAGCAGATAATCAAATAGCTCGAGTTTATGATACAGAATTGCAACAAGATTCAAGTAAACTAACTGAAGCTGGAGAAATTTTCACAAAGTTGATTGCTAAATGCTATATGATTAAAACAGACAAGAATGCAGATTTAATTGCAGAAATTAAGGCAGGAATAAAGAAAGAAGTTTCTACAAGCTGTAGAGCAAAACATGCATACTGTTCAATTTGCGGTGAAGACAATATGAAGCATTATTGTACTCATTATTGGGGACAGGAATATGACACAAAAGATGGCAAAAAGATATGTTATTTTACACTAGATGGAGCAAAAGAAGCTTATGAAGTGTCTTTTGTAGCAGTTCCAGCACAGCCACGAGCAGGAACTACTAAAAATTATGGTGGCAAAGAAAAAAATAAAAATAATGAAGAATCCGAGATTGATTTAAAAATCAAGAATTTGGATTCTTTTTTATTTTCAGAAAAAGAAAAAATGGAGGAATAAAACTATGAATAAAAAAATGAGAGAACTTTTAGCAAAAATTGAAAGTAAACAAGCTTTAGTAAAAGGATATACAGATGGTGAAAATAAAGATTTAGAAAAGGCAAAAGAACTTTTAGACGAAATAGAAAAATTACAAGAAGAATATCAAGTTGAAAAAAGATTATTCGAAAATGAAAAGAAAGTTGCTAAACTAAATGAAGAAGACATAGAAGAAATAGAAAAAAATATAGCTAACAAAAAAGAAGATAATAAAGAAATAAAAGAAGAAAGCTCAATAGAAAAATTTGCAAAAGAAATAAAAAATATTGCAAAAGGATTAAACGAAGGAACGCCAGCAGATGGTGGATATACAGTTCCAGAAGACATTTCTACTTTAGTAGAACAAAGAAGAGAAGCAAAAGCTTCATTAATAGATTTAGTAAGCGTAGAAATTGTTTCTACAAACAAAGGAAGCAGAACGTTTAAGAAAAGAAGTCAACAAACAGGATTTACTAAAGTCGGCGAAGGTGGAAAAATAACAAAATCTTCAACACCTCAATTTGAGAGAATGGATTTTGAAATATCTAAATATGCAGGATATTTACCAATTACAAATGAATTATTAGAAGATACAGATACAAACATTGTTAATACAATTGTTGAATGGCTTGGAGATGAATCTAGAGTAACAAGAAATAAAATAATTCTAGATTTAATTAAAACACAAGATGAACAAGAATTAAATGGATTAGATGATATTAAGAAAACTTTAAATGTTACATTAGGAAGTGCTTTCAAATCTACATCTGTAATTGTAACTAACGATGATGGCTTACAATATTTAGACACATTAAAAGACAACGAAGGCAATTATATATTACAACCTAATCCAGCTGAACCTATGCAATTAAGATTATGCGCAGGAGCAACTACAGTTCCTGTAAAAGTAATATCTAACGAAGACTTACCAACAAATTCAAACAAAATTCCAGTTATAATTGGAGATTTAAAAGAAGGAATAAGATTCTTTGACAGAAAAAGCTTAACACTTAATACATCTAATGTTGCAGCTATTGGAGAATTAAATGCTTTCGAAGAAGATCTAACATTATTTAGAGGTATTGAAAGAGAAGATTGTAAAATCAGAGATAATAAAGCTTTTGTAAATGGATATATTAGTACAACTCCTTCTGTGTAGGAGGGATATAAATGAAACAAGAAGTAGAAAAACTCTTGAAAATTGCTAAAGAATGTTTGAGTATAGTAGATTCATCATCTTTAAAAGATAAAGAAATTACTATGCTTATTGAATCTGCAATATCAGACTTAAAAAGAGTAAATATAGATGTCGATAAAAACATAGAAGATGATTTAATACAAAATACAATAATAATATATGTTAAGGCTCATTTTGGAGATGGAGATATCAATAAAAGGACAGAATATCTAAAACGATATAAATCTAACTTAAGAGAATTACAATTTTCTGAAGAATATCAAAAGCAAAATAATGAGGAGGTAGATAACAATGCGTGATGTAAGTTGCAAGTTGTTATCTACAACATATAAAAAAGATACAAATAGCATTCAAACTATAGACAAAATAGAAGAGAAAGAAGTACCGATTATAGATGAAGAAGATATATATGCAAATGAATATTATCAAGCAAATCAAAACGGATATAAACCTACTTTGAGATTAGTAATTAGTAGTTTAAATTATAATAATGAACAAGAATTAATTTATATGGATGTAAAATATACGATAATTCGTATTCAAAAGAAAAATCTTGATGAACTTATATTAATATGCGAAAGGAAAATTAATAATGTCTAATTCCATAAAAATAGATAATTTGTCTAAAATAGTTAAAAAATATTTAACAAATTATGTTGAAGATATAGAAGACGGAGTAAAAGAAGCAACAGAAAAATTATCTAAAGAAGCTGTCAAAGAGTTAAAAAAAGAATCTCCAAGACGAAAACCAAGTAAAAAAGGACCAAGAGAAAATCCTTACTGGAAAGGATGGAGCAGAAAGAAATATACGAAGTCAAAGAGAAGATATATAGTAGATATATACAATAAAACAAATTATCAGTTAACTCATTTATTGGAAAATGGACATGCTACCAAAAACGGAGGACATACAAAAGCTCAACCACATATTAAGCCAGTAGAAGAAAAATATAACAAATTATATGAAAAAGAAATAAAAGAAACAATTATAAGGAGTTCTAAAACATGAAGAACCTACAAGAATTAGCAAAAAGATTTGAAGAACAAAAAATACAATATGCTTATGGTAATTTTCAAGAAGAGGTCAATCCTCCACATGCTGTAGCATTGGAAACAGAAACAACTAATTTTTTTGCAGAAAATAAAGTTTATCACAGAGTAGGAAATATTCAATTAGATATAACTATGAATTATATAGATTTAAATTTAATTAATACGATTGAAAACAAAATTTTATATGATGTTTGTTGGAACAAATCAGAAATGACTTATCTGTCAGATGAAAAAATTTGGCAGATAAGTTATTTTTTTGAAATTTAAAAGAGAGGAAGAAAAAGTATGAGTAAAGATGGAAATAGAGTTTACTTTGGATTAAGTAATGTACATGTTGCTAAAATGATTATTGGAGAGGATGGTTCTATAACTTTTGGAACGCCTTTTAAGGTACCAGGTGCAGTAAATTTATCATTGGATGCAGAAGGGGATAGTGAGCCTTTTTATGCAGATAATATAAAATTCTGGGAGAGTTTTGCTAACAATGGATATAGTGGAGATTTGGAAATTGCAAAGCTACCTGAAGAATTTGAAACAGAAATATTAGGGCAAAGAAAAGATGCTAATGGAGCAATAATCGAAAACGTAAATGATAAAATATCTCCATTTGCATTTATGTATCAAGTCGAAGGAGATCAAACAGGAACTAGATTCTGTTATTATAACACAACAGTTTCTAGACCAAGCACAGAAGCAAACACAACAGAAGATACTAAAACACCAAACACAAATACATTATCTATTACAACATCTGCTAGAACAGATACTGGAGATGTAAGAATAAAATTACCTTATTCAGAAGAAAACAAAGAAATTTATGAAAAATTCTTTGAAAAAGTATATGAACCAACAGAGATACCATCAGTATAGTTAAGCTATACTGATTTTTGATTTTGAAAGGAAAATAGCAAAATGAAAAAAGTAAAAATTTGTGATAGAGAGTTTGATATAGATTGCAATGCATTAACTTATATTCAATATAGAAAAAAATTTAATAGAGGGATATTCGAAGATTTTGAAATAATACAAAATTTTATAACTATGCAAACTTTGATGGCAAATCAATTAAAGAAAGAAAATCCAAAAATAACAGAAGTCGAGATAACAACAAAGTTATCTCGATTAATGCTTAAAAGTATTGATAACTATATAGAAGCGGTAACAAGAATTGCCTATATTTGCTGTTACACAGCAAATCCAAAAATTGGCGAATATGAAGATTGGCTTAAGTTAATTAAAAGAATCAATACAACAGATGATTGGATTGTCGAGGTAACGGAATTTGCCGTCGATAACTTTTGTGGATGAAGAAGCTATTAAAGAATTAAAAAAAATAGTTAAAAGTGAAGAAGAAATAAATTTAAAATTCCCAGAACATGATTTTTTTGCTACAGCATTAAAAATAGGACTAACTATAGAAGATTTAAAAGAATTGACATATGTAGATATTTTAAAAATATTTATATCATTTTTACAAAAAGATAAAGATAAAACAAAAAATGGAGTAAGAAAAGCTACGCAAGAAGAAATTAATCAATTAGTTGCAAGAATGTAGGAGGATAATATGGCAGGCAGTATAAAAGGCATTATCGTTGAAATAGGCGGAGATACATCAGGGTTACAAAAAGCAATAAGTAAAGTAAATTCTGCTACATCTAGTTTAACTAAAGAATTAAGAGGAGTAAATTCCTTATTAAAGTTAGACCCAAAAAATACAGAGTTATTAAGTCAGAAACAAGAAATATTATCTGAAGCAATAGAAACAACTTCTGAAAAATTATCGCAATTAAAAAAGATACAAGAAGAAGCTAACAATGATATGAGCAAAGTTTCTCCAGAAAATTATAGAAACCTTCAGAGAGAAATTGCAAGCACAGAAAATAAACTAAAACAACTACAATTACAAGCAAGCAAATGGAACGAAGCAGGGAAAAAGCTAGAAGAGTTTGGAAATAAATTTACTAATATATCAAGTAAAATAGATAGTGTAGGAAGTAAATTAACAACATCTTTAACATTACCTATATTGGCAATTGGAACTGCAGCAGTAACTACAGGAAATGACTTTGAAAAACAAATGTCAAGAGTACAAGCTATATCAGGTGCAACTAAAGACGAATTAGAACAATTAACGAATCAAGCTATAGATTTAGGAGCTTCTACTAGTTTCAGTGCATCAGAAGTAGCATCTGGAATGGAAAATTTAGCAAGTGCAGGCTTTACAACATCTGAAATAATGGAAGCAATGCCTGGCTTACTAGATTTAGCAGCATCAAGTGGTGCAGAACTTGCAACAGCATCAGAAATTGCGGCTAGTGCAATTAGAGGATTTGGACTAGAAGCTAATGAATCAGCACATGTAGCAGACGTATTTGCAGAAGCAGCAGCAAGGACAAATGCTCAAACAGAAGACATGGGAGAAGCAATGAAATATGTAGCACCAGTTGCGAAGACAGTTGGACTATCAATTGAAGAAACAGCAGCAGCCATAGGTATTATGTCTGATGCTGGAATAAAAGGAAGTCAAGCAGGTACAACATTAAGAAGTGGATTAGTTAGAATTGTAAAACCAACAAAGCAAGTGAAAGAGGCTATGGAACAATTAAATATAGAATTTTATAATTCTGATGGTACAATGAAATCCTTAACAGAAATAGTGGAAGCATTGCAAAAGAGTACAGCAGGATTAACAGATGAAACAAAAAATCAAGCCCTTGCACAAATATTTGGTACAGAAGCATTATCTGGAATGCTAGCTCTTGTAAATAGAGGTTCTGACGAATTGTCTAATATGACAAAATCTTTTGAAGATGCTGATGGAGCAGCTTCAGAAATGGCTGACACTATGTTAGATAATACTGCAGGAGCATTAGAAAGCTTAAGTGGTTCATTAGAAAGCGCAGGTATTGCAATTCAAAAGGAATTATCTCCATACATTAAAGATTTAGCAAGTTGGATACAAAATTTAGTTGATGAATTTGTAAATTTATCGGACGAGGAAAAGAAAAACGTAATAAAAACAGTTGCTTTAGTTGCAGCAATTGGTCCAGCTGTAAAAATAATAAGTAAATTAGGAAATGGAGTAGGAACGGTTGTAAAATCTATAGGAACTTTTTCACAAGCTGTAGGTGTATTAAAGACAGGTGTTGAATCTACTAATAACAGCGCAAACATGTTAGCGAAAGGAATTGGTGCAATAGCAAGTCCTATGGGAATTGCAGTGGCAGCGATTACTACTGGAGTTGCAGCAATTATATATCAAATAAACAAAGCAGAAGAGGAAACGAAAAATTCTTTATCTAATGTTGGAAGTGGTGCAACAGATTTTGTTACAGGAATTTCTAGTGCAAAATCTCATTTAGATGAATTTAATACAACATTATTTGCTAGTTCAGAGGAGCAAACGAAACTAGAGCAAAATATGCAAGAAGTACAAAATGGAATAACTGAAATATGTAAAACAGCATCAAATGAACGTAGAGATTACACTCAAGAAGAAATAACACAATTAGACGAATATTTTGCTAAATTAAAAGAATTAAAAGATAGAGAACTAGAAATACAAAAGAATATTTCTTCGGCTATTACTCAACAAGCTGTGCAAAATGCACAGAGTTTTCAAGGAAATTTAGAAGAATATAAAGTAAATTCGCAAGAATGGATAAAAACAGCTCAAGAACAAGCTTCAAAAGAGATTGGAATAATAAATGAAAGAACTACTCAAGAGATAGCTTTATTACAACAAAGATATGGAGAAAAAGCTACATTAGATAATGAAGCATATGCAAATGAATATAATAGAATTATGCAACAAAAAAATACAGCAATACAAGAAGCAAATGATGAGGTTGCACAAGTAAATGCAGCATATGCAAATGGATATTTACAAAGAGCTCAACAAAATGAAGGATTCTATACAAAACTTCAAGAGTATAACAGTAAGGTAGAAGAGGAAACAAACAGACATAACGGAGCAATAGAAAGTTTTGAAAACAATAAATTACTTACAACATCAAATAAGAACCAAGCAATATCAAATGAAAATTATAGATACAAAGAAAACATGAAAGATATTTGGAAAGATATGTATAAAAACATGTCTGAAGAGCAAGAAAAAGAATTAGGAACTTGGCTAGCAATGGTAGCACAAACTGAAATGTATGGTGGAGAAATAGACGAAGAAACAAGTAATTTAGTAAACCAAATAATTGCTTCTTATGATAGTATGCCAAAAGAAACCCAAGAAGCAATGAAAAACGCAATGGAGCCAATGTTAACAGAAATGCAATCAAAAGAACCAACACTATTTGCAAAAGCACAAGGAATTGCAGATGGAATTTTATCTAGACTAAAAAAATCCTTTGATATACACTCACCTTCTAGAGAAACAAGAAAAATATTTAAGATGGTAATGCTAGGATCTGAAAAAGGTTTAGAAGATGAAGAAAAAAATATTTATAATCAAATAGATAATATGAGTGAAAAAATAAAAAGCAAGTTGGAAAATATAAATGTAAAAAGCAAGTATGCAGAGTTATTTAATGCTATTCAATCAAAACAAGGAAGAATAATAAGTAGAGTAGCCGATGAATCAAAAATGATATTTACCACTCCTCAAATTGTTTTTAATGTACAAGAGTTAGATGAAGCGAAACTTGAACAATGTTTTAATTATATTAATAGAAAATTTGGAAGCAAATATTAAACTTTACAAATAACTTAAAGTTGTATATAATTCCTTCGGAGGGGATTGTATGGAACAAGAAAAGAAATTTTATGAAAAGAAGTGGTTTTGGATAATATTTGTAATCATAATAATTATTGCATTGATTTTTGGACAACAAAAAAATGAAAATTTAGACAACAATATAGTAGAGAATAATTTAACAGATTCAAATAAAGCAGAAGAAAAAAAATATCAAGCAACCCAAGATTATGATGGAATATATACTTTTATTTTAGATAGTGACAATGGAGCAGGATATACTTATAATGCAACTGGTGCTATAGAATTTGAAAACGGAGTATGTAAGATAAAATATAATAGATCAAGTCAATTTAATACTTCGACAACACCTATCGAGTATGAAGGAATTTGTGGATATAACGAAACAGACAATGGAGCTTATTATTTTTTAATACGAGATGAACACAATATTGATAGATATGAATACAAAGTAACAAAGAATGAGCAAAATTTAGTGTGCGAACTTAAAAGCGAATATGATTTAGCTGGTTGTACAAATAGTAAATTAGAGTTAAAATATGTAAATGATGTACAAAACGATTTAAATGTAGCTTTTTCAAAAATAGTAAATGAAGAAAAAAAGAATAAAGAAGAACAAGAAAGAATAGCAAAAGAACAAGAAGAAAAAGATTTTAAATCTAGTTGTCAAACATACACGTTTGAACAAATGGCAAGGAATCCAGATAACTTCAAAGGAACAAACGTTAAAGTTACTGGAGAAGTAATTCAAGCACTTTATGGCTATGGTAGTGTTAGTTTAAGAGTAAATATTACAAAAGAAGGAAATTATACTACATATTATACAGATACAATATATGTTACATATACTCCAGAAGAAGGCGAAGATAAAATTTTAGAAGATGATATAATAACAATATATGGAACTTCTGACGGAGAATATACTTATACAAGTACAATAGGTGCTTCTGTTACATTACCTTATATAAAAGGAAAATATATAGAAATAAATTAAAAGCATCAAAAAAAAACGGCTTACGAAAATAGATTTTAAGCCGTTTTATTTTATTATTAGAGTAATTATATACCTTAAAAATACAATAAAAGAGCAGTTTTAGACTGTTCTTTTTTATTCTTAACTGGAGGAAAAAATGGTAAGACAATTTAGACTTATAAATGAAAAAGGACAAGAATTTAACTTAATGGATTTATACAAGTCTTGTTTTTTATCTGAACCTGATGGGCTAGGATATTCTTACAATACTACATATGAACAAATAGGAAATTCCTTTTTTGAAACTTTAAGGAATGTACAACAAGGACAAATAACTGGAACAGCTAATTTTAGCTGTTATGACAATTATAAGAGCTTTGTAGATTATATAGAAAGTTCTGAAAAATTAAGGTTTGGATACAAAATACCGTATAAAAATCTTCCAATTAAAGAATATTTAAAAGATATAAACATTCAAAGCATTGGCAAAGGACAAATGGACACAGATGGAATATTAAAATGTCCAGTTACATTTGACTGTTTGAGTCTATGGTATGAGGAAAATAAAACTATATATTCTACTTCTGCACAAGCTAACGAAATTAGATGGGACTTTGAATGGGATAGCAAGTTTGTTGATTATAACAATAGAACATTAGAATACATTAACCAAGGTCATGTGCCAGCTCCAGTTTTAATTAAAATTAAGGGTCCAGTTGAAAATCCGACACTGACTCTAAAAGTTGAAGGACAAGTATATCAAGAAGTAGTAGTAAATGTAGATTTAAAAGAATATGAAACGTTTGAATATTGTACACAAGAAAATAATTTCTATATTAGAAAAGAAAATACAGATGGAACTTATACAGACTTATTCGAATTAGACAATATAGATCCTTCAAACAATAATGTTATTAAATTTCCAAAAGGAAAATCTTGTGAACTAATTATGTCGGCAGATAACGAAATATTAAATGCAGAAGTTAGTGTTTATGCATATTACAAGGTGGTTTAGATATGGCAAGAATTGTAACAGTTAAATTTAATAATAAATTGTATAATGCAACATATAACGAAACGACTGATGAATATGAAGTAGAGCTAACTGCACCTGCAACTGGTGGAATATATAACGCACAAATTTCTTGCGTAGATGGAGATACAACAAATACAACAGATATAGATATTAGAGTTTTAAAGCAAGAAAAAATAAAAATAACAACAGACGATACATATATGTATATCTTCGACTATAAAGACTTTAGCGTTAAAGACATTGTTGAATTATCTAATTACGAGATTAATATAGATGAAGAAACAAATGCAAATACTACAGTAAATGTATTAAAGAAAACAACAGCAAAAGCAAATGACATAGTAATGATAAAAGAAAATGAAGAAATAAAATACTGGGGAATTATTCAAGAGATACAAAACGAAAATGGATCTAAACTATATCAATATATTATTAAATATATTACTAATGTGTTTAATCAGAACGTCATTTTGAATCAGAATATATTAACTACAAATGAAATAGAAGAAGGATATTACAGAATACATAGTAAACTAAATTATAATTTCGTATTTGATGTATTAAATGGTTCATTAGAAGCAGGAGCAAATTTACAAGTATATGAAAACAATAACACAAATGCACAAAAATTTAAAATAACTAAAAGAGCAGATGGAACATATAAAATAATTAATGTTGGTTCTGGAATGGTAGCAGATGTACAAGGAGCCGTATTTGAAAATGGTACTAATGTACAGATGTGGGGCGATACAGATAATGTAGCTCAAAAATGGACATTCACAAAAAGAGATAATAATTCTTATTCAATATATTTGGCTAATACTAATTACGTTATTGATTTACAAAATAGTAACACTTCTAATGGTGGGAATATACAAATATGGGAATATGTAGAAAACGGACAGCAACAATTATGGATATTAGAAAAAATTGATGAAGAACTTATAAGATATGAAGGAATAGAGGATTATATAGCAGAACAAATTAATAAGAATTTTGTTAATAATGAAGATATATTAATGAATCGAGATTACTTAGAAATTAGAGTAAAAACACATACTAAATTAGATGTGTCTGTTTCTACAATAGTAGATGTTCAAAACGATATATACAATTTGCATACATTCATGACAAATTGTACTCAAAATTACAATATTACATATAACGTCTTTTTAGAAAATAAAAAGCTAGTAATTGAAATAGAAAATAAAGAAATAAAAAAAGAGTTAATAGATGTAAACGCTCAACCAATTTCTAATTATACAGAAGTTTTTGAAATAGACGTAGTTTCTAAAGTAGTAGTAATAGCAAAAGACGGTAGCAGATATACATTATATCTAAAAACAGATAGAACAACGACAGAAGATATGTTAGATGAAAATAGAGCCAAAGGCAAAACAGAAGTAGTATATGCAGAAAATGTAGAAGATGCAAAGCAAAAAGCTTTAGATACATTTAAAGGAAATGCATATAATCACAACGTTACGTTTGATTATTATGATAGAGAAATTAAAGTTGGAACACCGATAACGATTAAGACAAAAGAATCTTTGATTTATGATACATATATTTCTGCAGTTACTAAACAAAAGGGAAGTAAGTTTTATAAATATACTTGCGGAAATATAAGAATAGGTTTTATAGATAAACTAAAAAAAGAAAGGAAAAATAGATAATGTTAAAAGGAAATGTTTTTTCGGAGCAGATATTTGAAAATCAAATATTTGCTCTTTTTATTAATACTTTTTTACATGGTAGAAATGGAGTTAGTAACAATTACAAAGAAGGAATGGCTATAACTGCAACTGGAAGTAATATACATATCGCTTCTGGGGCTATCTGCATACAAGGAAGATTTTTGGAAGAAGATTCTGGTAAAGATATTGTAGCAGATACAGATAGTCAATATTGTTCTCTAGTTCTAGAAATAAATTTAGATGCTGTTAATACATCAGATACATTTTTACAAGCAGGCTACAAAATAATTAAAAATGCTAGTAATTATCCTACATTAACACAAAACAATATTGTTAAAAATAATGCTGGAATATATCAATACGAATTAGCTAGATTCAGAACTTCCGCGAGTGGAATAACAGATTTTCAAGATAAAAGGACTTTTTTAGATTTTGACACAATATGGGACTTCATAGAACAAGAATGGAATAGAAAGTTAACAGAATTAAATGAAGAATTAGCTAAAGTAGAAGATGGTAGTGCTTATTTCTTAAATTCTAGATTAAAAATATTTCATAACCAAGCGGATGACTCACAAGGTAAAGAAGGGGATATTGGCTTGGTTTATTTTGATTAGGAGTAAAATATGAATAGAATTAATGGTTATGTAACTCAACACAATGAAGCTTATGAATATTATATAGAGTGGGAAGAGTTTAATATAAATCAACAGGCCAATACTTCTTCTGTAAGAGCTACTTCATATATTAAGTGTAACTCTCATACCTCGTGGGCAAATAACAAGACTCAAAAGCTTTGGATTGCAGGAAGAGAATTTAGTAATACATTAAATATAAGCTTAAGCCCTGGCTCTGTTGTACAACTTGTAAGTGCTACAGTAGATAATATCGGACATAATTGGGATGGAAGCTTAAGTATTGAAATTGCAGCATCTGGAGATTTACCTTCTGGTTCTGGCTATGGACCTTTATGGGGAGAAGCAAAACAAACTGTATGGCTTACACAGATTGCTAGACAAGCTAACTTCTTATCTGTAGATATTCAAAATAAAAATCTAGAACATTTTGATGTTTATTATAATCTTGATAAAAATGTTAGTTCAGTACAATGCTCTTTAAATGGTGGACCTTGGTACAATGTTAGCACTTATTGGGGAGATTGGAGTAAGGAAGCAACTTTTGGAGTATATGAATTGAATCCAAACACAAATTATACAATACAATTAAAAGCCACTGTAAATGGAATAGACACATACTCTAATATATTTAACATCAGGACATTGGATATTGCTAGATTTACAAGTCTAAACGATTTCTTTTTTGGAGATGTTGTCAACATAACAAAGACTAATGAATCAAACTGGTGGAATTATCTTACTATTAAAGTTGGAGAAAATGTAATTGTAGAACGTAGAGTATTAGAATCAAATAATTTAGTATTTACATTCACTCAAGATGATTTAGACAAGTTGTACAAAGCTTTAACAAGTTTTAGTAAAACAACTGTAGAATTTATATTGATAACAAACAATGAAAATCAAGATTGGACAAGTTCTAAAAAAGTGCAATGCACATTTAACGGTAACCAAATGACAGCTCATTATTATACTCAGGACCAAATAAGAAAAAGAGCGAAAGTAATATATTACATAGCAGATGAAACACCTAAAAAAGCAGTTTTTGTAATTAAAAAAGATGGAAAATGGAGGAAGTGTATTTAATGGAAGAAAGAGATATTTTTTTCGAATCAATAAATATAGAGCCTTCTAAAATTTATACAAACTCTAAATTTAAGTTGAAAATAAAAGTTATAGGAACTTCTAGAATATTAACAGAAGATAATAATGTTTTAAATACAGAAAATAATGAAAAATTAGTTTTAGAATAAAGGAGAAAAATATGGCAGATAAAAAAATAACTGAATTAACTGAAGCTACTCAATTACAAGATAATGACATTTTTCCAATTGTTCAAAATTCCGAAACTAAAAGAATTACAGTAGCGAATGCAAGAGCAAAATTCAAAGGCGATAAAGGTGAAAATGGACAAGATGGACAACAAGGTCCAGCTGGTCCAGCTGGAACAAGTATAAATTGTGTAAAAGTAACAGATGAACAAACCGCAATATCTCAAAGTGCAGCAAATCCTAATAATATTTATTATTGGTAGGTGTTAAAAATGGGGACAGCAATAAATGGAACAAAAGTAAATAATTTTTATATAAACGGAAGTAAAGTTAATGGATTTGCCAAAAATGGAGAAATTGTATTTAAACGAGAAGGAGATGCAGTAGCTCCTGTTTACAATTCGCTTGGAATTGTTAGAAACAATAATGCTGGAGAAACTAGAGATACACATTATGCAAAAATTGGAGATAGCGTTCGAGTCCTTATATACTTTGCAGAACAATTAGCAGTTGAGCCTAAAGTAAAAATTGCAAACAAAGAATTTGTTGCTACATATAGGCCTTTAAGTTCCACTAACGGCTTATCTGCATATTATGCAGATTGTGATTTAACAGAAGATTTAAGTTTAGATGTAGGCGAAATTCAGCTTGAAGTTTATGGATATGCTGATGCTACAGGAAATGTTGGTGTTAAACTAACAAATGCAGATATAAATAATTCAGCTCACGAATATGTAATATTTGACGATATACCTCCAGAAATAACAATAAAAGACGGAGAGAACGAAACTGTCGGAGATGCTACAAACGGCTACAGTAAGATAAGTTTTAAGATTTATGACAATGTTGCTTTGGCTGGATATACAGTAAATGGAGTAAATGGCGGAACTGTTTCACAAAGTCAATGGGGAGATATTAATAATATTACAAAAGAATTTAAAGGCTGTAAAGAAGGTAACAATATTTTAATTTTAAAAGATATGAGCGGAAATGAAGCAAGTATTGAATTTAAATTAATTTAAAGGAGATTAACAATGTTAATTATAGATGAAACTTTATATGTACCAAAAGGAGCAACTTCCATAATTGAATTTACAATAGAAGACTATATATGCCAAAAAGGGGATTTAGTAGTTTTTGCAGTAAAAAATAAAAATCAACCAGAAGAAGATAAAACAGAATTAATAAGCAAAGAAATACATATAGAAGAACCTACAAACGTTATAGAGATAAAATTAAATCACGAAGATACAAAAGATATGGAATTAAAAGAGTACAGTTACGGGTTAAATATAGAATTGGCTAATAATGATGTATTCCCTGTAATAGAAGAAGAAAAATTCATTTTAGGAAGGGTGGTTCCTAATGTCAGAAGAGTATAGATGTTCGATAAGGACAAAAATAAAAAACAAAGTACAAATATCAGGAAAAATAGGATATGGAACAGAAAATATTGGTGGTACTACTAATTATAACAATTTAGAAAATAAGCCTAAAATAAATAATATTGAATTAAAAGATAATAAAACTAGCAAAGATTTAAATTTGCAAGACAAAATGAAAGAATTTACCAATATAGAGTTAGAATCAATTTTTGGAGATTTATAGGAGGAACAAATATGGCTGAAGAAAAAAGATTTGTAGGTGAGAATGCCTTAACATACTTAAAAACATTATTGAAGAACAAATTTGCAAAGAAAGTAGACAAAGAATATAAAACAGGAAGTAAATCCGATTATAAAGTGCTATCTGATAACAATTCAACAGACGAACTAAAACAGAAAATATTAGATGCAGGAGATAGCTCTTTTAGCGGACAATTTTCAGATCTATCTGGAAAACCTACTACTATTGCTGGATACGGTATAACAGATGCAAAAATAGAAGGAAAGACAGTAACATTAGGTTCTGAATCAGTAACAGTTCCAATTAACAATAATCAGTTAGAAAATGGAGCAGGATATCAAACATCTAGCGAAGTGCAAAGTGCTATAAATACAGCAACTAATGATATGGCAACTAAAACTTATGTAACACAACAATTAGCAAATATAAATAAAAAACAAATAGTAACAAGTATAGAAGAAATGACAGATGCAAATATAATTTATTTAATGTCAAGCAGTGAAGAAGAAGAAAACAATATTTATGATGAATATCTTGTAATAAATGGAAAACCAGAAAAAGTTGGAACTACAGCAGTAGATTTAACGAATTATTTGCAAACAGATGATTTAGTTGAAATACAAAATCAGAAAATAGATGAAATATTTGCTGACCTATAAGGCAGGTGTTAAATGTGGCAGATAAAAAAGAATATTTAGGAGAAAATGGAATAAAACGAATTAGACAAAAAGTATTTGAAAAAGCTATTAAATCTACAGAAATACGAGAAATAAAAATAGTTACAGAATATCCAGAAGTAGAAGAAACAGGTGTCTTATATTTAAAGGTGGAAGAATAGTGAAAGTTAAAGATATGAAAGTAAATAATAAAGAAATAGAAGAAGCTAAATTAAATAATCGAATTGTTTACAAAAAAAATAAACCTTTGATTTTAGAAAACATTATTTATAATGCTGATTTTAGATTTGGAACAGAAGGTTTTAAGAAATTTGTAAATATGGTTGTACAAGATGAAATTGAAGATGGATACGTTTCATGGATCAAGATGGATATGAGCAACACTAGAACTTCTATGATTGTTCAATTTACAAAAGAACTAATAGAAGGTCATAGTTACTATGGAAGAGTTACTTTTAAAGGTAGCGAAGATGTTTTTTATCAATGGCAACAGCAATTAAATTCGCCGAATTTAACTGATAGTTTTGGACAAAATGGTCCTAACGAAATAACTATAGCACATATTTTTAGAGATATAACAACACAATACAGATTGTTCTACAACATGGTTGCTAGTTTTTCTGATGAAAACGGCAAAGGTTATATGAAAGAGCCTATGCTGGTTGATGTAACTGAATTAGCTAGAACCATGCAAGATCATGAAATCGAAGACTTATTTAATAAAATCGGTTTTTTTGCAGATAAAATAGAATACAAAAAATAAGGAGAAAAAATATGATAGCAAGTCATGTAAGCCTTGGCGCTGTACATACACACACACACACACACACATCTAGTTCTAGAGAAAAGAGGTGTCTATGATGGCATCTCAAATTAGAATAAAAGATATGCGAATTAATGGCAGAACAGTAGTAGAAGCAAAAATAAATAATAAAATTGTATACAGAAAAGCAGAGCCACCAACTTTAACTTTTGTACGTATTCAAAATAATTCAAGACCACAAAATGACCCTGCAAAAGTTGGAGATACTATATGGGTATATGCTAGAGTGAATTTACCATCAAATAAAATTGGTAAAGCACCAGAAATGACAATAGCAGGAGTACAAGCTAGGGTTTTTATAAACGTTAATGCGGATACTTCGACGACATATGCAGGAGAGATAAAGATTACAGAAGACATGCCAGATGGAAATATAGAATTTAAAATATATGGATACGCAGATTTAGATGGAAATGTTGGAGAAACAGTAACTCAAACAACCGATGAAAGTGCTGTTATTATACAAAAAATAAATAAACGTAATATTGAAAAGGGAGATAACTTATTCAATAAAATACTATATGTAGATATCCCAAACGATATATCAATTGAAAAAGAAGAGTATGGAGATATGTTAAATTGTAAAGCTTTTGCAATAAATGTACAGTTTGATTTGGAAGATAATTTTGTTAATTGCAATGGAAAATTAGCAACATTCGGAAAAACACAAAATGACGATTTTATTAGTTCTATAACTTTCTTTAGTAAAAATAAAACACAAATAAATCAAAATTGGAAACAAATATATATTAAACCAGATGAAAATGCAAATGAAAGTGATTTTATAGTAACGTATGTTGATAAAACAAGTATAATTTATCCGTATTTATTTATAGAGGAATAAAAACATGAAGATATTAAGAATTGTAAAAAGAACATTATTAAGCTTAATGCTATTAATGTTCTTTAATTTATTTATATAAAAATGGAGATATTATGGAAAATTTAGTAGAAAGATTGGCAAAAGTAGAAGAAAGAAGTAAGTCTAACACTAAAAGAATAGATACATTAGAAGAAAAAACGAAAGAAAATGAAAGAGTACTGAATAATGTAGATAAATCTTTAACTGTTACTGTAGAGCAGATAAAAACTATAGCAGAAGATTTAAAGCAAACAAGTATTAATTTCAAAGAAGCAATTATGAGAAGTAATGCAGCAAATAGTAAAGAAACAGAGATACTTAAAGAAAAATATAACGATTTAGAGAAAAAATACGAAAAGTTAGATACAAAAATAGAACAAGAAACAGTAATAAAAGATGCTAACAATTGGCGAAATAGTAAAAGCAAAATAGCATCTTGGATTTTAACAGGAATATTAGCAATAGTAGCAAGTGCATTAGGAATATCAAAATTTTTCTAAAGAAAGGAAGTGAGAAATATGGAAATAACAGTAGCATTAATAATAACAGCATTAACATTAGTAGCAGGACAAATAACTAAATTAACAAGTATAGATAATAAGTGGATACCTTTGCAAAACATAATAATTGCAATAGTAGCAAGTATTGTATGTATTTGTTTCCACGTACAAGACATGAGCGTGTTAGAAACAATAGTTACTTGTATTTTTGGAACTATGTCTGCTGGAGGTATAGCAGATTTAAAGAAAATAGGACAAAAGGAGGGATAGTATATGAATTTAGCAGACTTTGGAAGTTGGGGGCTAGCACAAGGTAGCGTGGCTAATCCAGAACCAAACAATGAATATAAAGGACAATGTGTAAGCTTAATACAGCAATACTTATATAAAGTATTTGGAAAGTCTTTTAAAGCATATGGAAACGCAAAAGACTGGGCTACAAATTATCCTAAAGATTATTTCACTAAATTAGCTAATAATACAAAACCTCAGCCAGGAGATGTATTAGTATATGGTTCAAGTTACGGTGGAGGATATGGACATATAGGATTAATAGACGTAAATGGAAAATGGTATGATCAAAACGGTGTAAAAAAATTAGCTGTTGGTTATAGAGATACACCTTTTTCTGGATATGTTTGTGTTTTAAGACCAAAAAATCTTGAAGCTTTAGGCTTAAATGCAGGGGACTACAAAGTAGGAACTACATATATATTAACTACTGACGTAAAAGTAAGAGATGGAGCAGGAACAGATGCAAGACGTAAATTAAAAAGTGAATTAACAGAAGATGGACAAAAGAATGCATTAAATCAAACAAATGCAACATTAAAAGAAGGAACTAGAGTAACAGTTCAAGAAGTTAAAAACTTAAATGGAGATATTTGGGTTAGAATACCTAGCGGCTGGATTGCTGCTAAATATCAAGGAAGTAGTTATCTTAAATAATATAAACGTAGAAGAGGTGTAGTATAATGCTACACCTCTTTTTTTATTATATAGGAAAAATCGAATATTTAAACAAAAGAATATAAAAAAATAAAGGCATAACAAATAAGCCTTAATAAAAAAGGAAGTATTACCAATATACG